ATTAGTCCCAGATGAAAGAAGGAAAAAGAGGGCCAAAGTCGATATAGTAGACGAAAGGAGAGTGGACGACAGTACTAATGACAACTACTTAGGGGATCTTGTTATCTCAGGTAGGTCAATTACGGCAGGCTTAGTAGGAATCGCAAGGAGGATTATTAGGCGTGGTGTGATGAGTATTTCCATAGGTGATAGTAGGAAGACTGTCAAGATTCTCAATATTGGGAATTTTCTTGAAGAGTTTAACAAGAAGGCTATTACAGTATACATGACAAACATACAAGCAATGAGTCGTTTGCCAAAGAATGAAAAAGAGATGTATGGATTTTTGTCGAAGTATGGGCTAGAGATAAAATTTAAGGAGATGCTGGAGAGAAATATGAGCCAGCGTTAAAAGAGATAGGGACTTAGTTCTTATCTTTATTTTTTTTTGCGCCACTGATACTCACACGCAAGATTTAATATTGTTAGTGGAGGAGAAAGGAGGTTACATGTATTTTTCGCGTGTATGTTAATCTGGCGCAAATACCTTATAGTTGATGTATAATATAAAAGAAATAAACATGGAATTACCGCAACTATTAGATTTTTATGTAACAGAGAAACCAGTACAGCCCAGTTTTAGCCTCTACAGTGATCAGGTGGTAGGGAATCTGAGAAGTAAGGGTCTTTGTTTTGGTGTAATTGTTAGTAGTCTTGCAAGTAGAACAGTAAGGAAAAGATATAATTACATTGTAGGGCTAGATGATCCGACTTATAAGGTAGTGCGTGTGAGGAATGGTGGATTTACGATGTCCTTAATAGATTGTGACGGTACTATTACTTATCCAACAGACGAAAGGGGTTATAATAGTGCCAGGATGTTAGTTAGTGTATCCAGCCCTGAACTACTAGAGAAGACAGGAGGTAGGTCAGTCTGTTTATTTGTATATGCTAGTGAGTTAATGAAACTTATTGCAAGTGGTGGAGGTACAGTAGGCCTAACAGTACCTGGGGAGTTCTATCTTAGGCCGTTCAAGTGTAATTACTTCATTGCTACTACTGGCTTTTACAGGATTGGTAATAGTAATAAGGCTGACATAGAAGGTAGTATTAGGTTGTCAGCGTATAGAGGTGGAAGAACAACTACTAAGCTAACACCAGGAAAGCTATACCTGTACAAGGGAAATACGAGTGCGGTTATTTATCTTGGAAAAATAAGTAAGGTAGTGTGTAGTTATTTTACCAGGATGTCTAGTATTGCTGGCTTATGTAAGGTAGAGGATAGTATTTCCCGACTGCCTAAGTTTAACATGGTGGGAGGTGTAGACTTGTTTATTGGAGTTGATTATAATTCCTGTGCGGCCCTCCTAGATTCCCCAACTAAGCCTACCCTACTTGAATTTATAGAGGGCTTGGTGGGAAAAGGTCTTGTGTGTTCTAGCTTTTATTGTGGAGGAGTTGAGCCGAGAAAAACAAAGCTTAGATTAGTAGAGACAGAGACGGTGATTGACCTACCTAGTGATTTTGATGTAGCTAATTTCTTCAGGTCAATTTCTGGTGATGCATATGATAGGACTGGAGATGACACGTTTATGGCATTATATCCAGAACTAATACACGAGAAAGGGCCGTCTAGGTTCTTAAGTTACTTGGAGACTGATATTAGGAGGGCTATAAAACTTAACTATGTAAACTACAATAAGGGGGAAACGACAGTACTTGACCTACTTAGTTCCTATTATTTCAAAGATAGGACAACCATATTTACTCATCCAGATCTCCTAGGAATGTCAGAGTTTGAACTTCACAAGGAGGTAAGTAAGATGTTAGAGAAAATCAAGTAGAATCCTTATAAGTAGTAGAAGATAATTAACAATAAAATAGTATAAAGTTATGGCGTATCATGAGTATACAATGATTATTCAAGTAGCCGGAGAAGATGGTGAAAATTGTGTATCGATATCAAAAGTGAGTGATGCGGATATGGAAGTAATGTATCCGATCTTAGAAGAAATCAAGAAAAACAAGGGTTATTTCACGAGAGGTAGCTATGTGAAACCAGGGAAACCATCAGGCAGAGATCTATATAGGAGTTTTGCAGGGTGGGATGTACTTAGTTCTCACCTACCAGACCCACCTAGCGGATTTTTTGCAGTCTTAGAGGTAAAATTATTTCGAGACAATCCTTGGGAGATGATTTTAGTCGATTAAGATGCCCTAGAATCCTTATATATGTAATGAAAGTTATCTCAAGGTGTATTAAAATCTTGGGATAATTTATTTTTAAACAATTAAAATTATACGATTATGAAGTTTAGAGAAATTCGTGAAGTAAGAGAAGTTCATCACAACGACAATAACAATAGTGGTGAGAGAAGAGATCTAGAAAGTTGGGAGAAGCTGATGGAAGAGTTCAGCCCTGATAAGTTTTAGGATATTATTAGTTAGGTTAGATAGGAAAGTCTGATCTAACTAATATTTTTTCGTCTATGGGAGCCGGTAGATTCCTTATAGGTGTAATAATAATTTTAAATAATAGTATTATGGTAAACAAAGAAAAGGATACTGTATTTTTCAAAGCAGATCACGTAATCGAAGTAAGGTCTGAGAAGGCCAAGGCAGACTATGATGATATACTGCCAGAATTGTATTATCAATAGTTTAAATCTTAGCTGGTTATATTGTTTAGCCAGCTTTGTTTTACAAGTTATTTAATCAATTATTATATGGAGATTAAGAAATATATTGACGAGTATAAGAATCTAAGTAGTAGTGAGCTGTTAGAGGTATTAAAACAGAGAACAGACTTAACCCCTACTCAGAAAAATATTATCTATGTCTACTTACACCCAACTAACTTAGGTGATATGGAGTTAGTTAGTAAGTTCCAGACATATAGGATGAATAAAGATGGGGTTATCACAGGAAAGCTTGAACCTGTAGATAATGAGATTATTATGCTGTTAAACGCTTATAGATGTAGACAGTATAGTAAATATATTCGTCACCTACTTCATAGTTTTGTCAAGAAGGATAATAGTATTGTTCCTATTGACGGTATGGAGGAAGAATCTTGCGGCATTTGTGGTAAGCCTGTTTATCAATATGGTAAGTGGCAAGAGAAGTGCTGTGAGCTTGGTAAGGATGAAGTAGTCAGAAAGGAACATTTATCATTAGGTGGTGATGGAACTGATATAGTTGTTTGCCTTGATTGTCTTATACAGTTAGGCAAGCTTCATGACCTACTACAAGAGATAGAAGGTTCTGATTACTTAGATAATTGGAAGAAATGATTTTCACTTTTTTCATAATTTTATAAGATTTAAATTGTTAATATCCAGGGGAGTCTGTTGTAGTGATTATAATGGCTCTCCGACTTTTTTATTTTTTATGGCAAAGAAGAAAGAAATAGATTATCGCGAGACTTTTATGTTTCCAGATATAGTAGGCCAATCATTTCCGGTCTATTGTCTATCAGAGAGTGGTAGACTTTGTAATTTTAAGAACATTGTATATCCTAGTCCTTCATCATGCAAGAGATTTACTAGGAATAAGCAGCTTAGGAAGAGATCAATGCAGGCTAAGATTTTTGATGCCTTGATTAATGTTGGGTACTGGGAGCCTCTTACTGTGTTTAGAGAATTTCCGGTGGTCATACAGAATTCACATCGCTTACAGAATCAGAAGAGAATGTACTACTTGATGGATTATTATTTTCCAGAGCTCAGACTTGCGGTGGAGCTAGATAGTGAGTATCATGATGAGCAAGGTACAAATGACACTGATGCAATTAGAGACAGTTACCTTTATAAGACACACGGCATTAGTGTATTTAGGATGAGAAATTTTGAGAAACCACAGATACAGAAGACAAAGTTTCATGACCTAACTAAGATGGTACGTGGAATAGAGCCGATCAAGAATTATGCACCACTTGTTTTTAATACTGACCTCTTACAGTACCTAAATAGTAAAAGCGGTAATTAGGCTGGCTTAGAAATCTTATATATGTAGTGAAAATTAAATATAAATTATATATATAAAGTTATGATTAAAATTTCGTCAAGTGTAGATCAAGGCGGACAGAGAATGGTAGTAACAGTGAATACGAACCTGATTGATAGATACTATCCTCACTTGTGTGGAATGTTGAAGGTATCTAAGACTTGTCCAAGAGGTATACAAGTAGAGAAAGCTGGCAAGGATACGGCTATTATTACGTTTCCTATCCCAAAGAGCAATATGGGACCTATTAGGAATACGCCAGACGGAAATTCAGTGGTAGGTATTGATGCTAGTTTCTTAGAGCCATTGTTGAAAGAGCTTAACCGTTTTGCTAGCTTGTCTGTTAGAAATATGACAAGGCACGTTGAGTTTTTACCAATCAATGACTTAAGTGGTGGTTACAGTGAAGAGGAAAGACGTGGTGATGTAATAACTGCCATCAAGAATAAGAGAGATTTTGTCCTGCTCGATTCCTACAAGACATACAAGGAAGAGGTAGATGCAGGAAGATATCAGTTTAAGCAAGTCCTAGTTAAGTATGGGACTTCTGACTATGCTGATATTTCAATTTGGATACAGAAGAATAACTTAGAACCGCTCAAGAAATACTTCAAAGATAATGCGAAGGTAGTAGATTGGTTCTAATAACAAGCTAGAGAGAACAAATGAAAGAGTACAGAGTAATGTGCTTTAGTAGTTAGTTCTCTCATTTATTTTTAACCTTTAATAGACAAGAATAACAAGATGGAACAACTTAGTCCAACAGTAATGATGATTTCAGGTTCAGAGCCTATTCCAGAGGGTACAGAGGATTTTGTAAAGATTGCCTTGATGGGTCCTACTGATCTTAACCCTGCTAATGATTCATGGCAGAGTAAGTTTGCCCAGGGTGTAGCGGCGATTACTAGTACAGAGCCTGGTAAAGGTATTGTTCAGTTCAGGGGTACAAAGATTCTTCTCCTTAACTGTCAATCTAGTCAACCACAGAACCCTCAGATGTCCTTTGATAATCCTGAGTTTGTTAATAAGCTTAGTGCAGACCTAGATTATTCAGGTGTGGCGGATGGTATTTTCTTCAATTTCCTTAAGAAGAGCACCGGTATTATTGCGCCTGTTGAATTCTCGCTCATCGCACAGTCAGGTAAGGTGGTAACGAGGTGTAGTAATGAGTATGTGAATTATGGACTTATCAGAACATTATGCGAGAGATTTAAGGCGCCTCTCTTACCCGGTGCGACTACTAGTGTCTTACTCGTCTTACAAACAATGTGGTCCTATATCCCTAAGTTTCAAGAAATACAAAAATTTAAACTCCCAGAATAATGAGATCTTTTATAATATTGAAAGGACTTGTAAAGGAGGATAAAAGAAGTTGGATAGAGAAAGAGGGATTGTCTAGTTTTTTCTTAGACATTGATAACCTGAGATCATTATATTTTAAGCCAGATTATAAGGGCGATCGGGATTACTTAGTTAATTCTTTTGATGAGCTTGTATATAGTAGATTCATTGAGGTAGTCTGTACAAAAGCTAGCACTGGTACTTTGATAGTAGTGGACATGGAGAATGAATCTACTGCTATCTTAGAACAACTAGCTAGAATTTTTGGTTATACTGTATTCTATAAAGTATTTCCAATTCCCCAAGACTACGTAACTAAGAACAGAAAGTATAGTGATCTTAGGTATATTCCCCATAGTAGAGTAGACCTGAAGAAAGAGGTTAGTAAGTTTCTATCACAATCACTAGACGATAAGAACTTAATTACTACCTACAAGAGCCTAGAGAATTATTGGTCTAAGCATGAGGACGTAATAAGGCTTGAAGTAACTGATAAGGTCTTGCATGTATCTGACCTTCACTCTCACTACTTATCTATGTCGTCTAGTATTCCACCCACCTCTGATTATAGCTTAACAGTTTATCATGGGGATTATATTGATGGTCCGATAGTAGGTGGTAGTAGGAAGATAATGGAGAGAGTCTTACTATGTGATAAGGAGAATGTTAGATACTTAGAGGGCAATCATGAGCTAAGACTTAGAAAATACTTAGGCTGGAAAGTACTTAAAGCAGCAGATCGTAAAATAGCGGCCACTTGTATATATAATTCAATTCCAGAGCAATTCTTGATGACGACTGCTAAAGAATTTGAGACCTTGAGTAGTGTTGAGGCTTGGGCTTGGATTGATGAAATGAATAGAAAGCTTAAGGAGTATGTTATCTATGAGAGAGGAAAGAATACCTATATCTGTACTCATTGTGGAATTAGGTGGATCGAGCAGCTTAGTCCAAAATTTGTAGGTAACTTAATTAATTCTAACAAAAATATTGAGCGTGTGGATGAGGCTTTTGCTAAGAACTATGCAAGAGATAATTTTTATTCTATCCATGCACACTGCTACTATCCAAGTGGTTTTAATCCCACTAAGTATGACAATGTAGTTAACTTAGACCCAGAAGATGAGAATAAGGTTAACTATTACGTGAGTGAACATAAGAAGAAAAATAAAGTAGTATGCCTAAGAGAAGAATCAAAATAACAACTACGTCAGATAAGATTGGTAGTGTAGTTGAAAAATTATCAGGCAGTAATGTTGAGGTTAGTGTGGTAGTAGATATGCCAGAGACTAAGGAAAACTTTGAATTTCTTAGCAAATCTGATTCTATTACTACCTGGGACTTTGATGAGAATGAGAAGGAGAAGATAGAGCCTTGTCATGAATGTAAGTGTAGTAGGAAGGAACTTATCAAGCCGTCTATTAATAATATCTTAAGAGAGGCAGGGATTGATACTATTATAGTTAAGCCAGAGGAGGTATTAAAGTTGATAGAGAGTGTATGGGAACTAAAGAAACACTACCCATCACTACACTATACAGAATCTAATATCGCTAGAGCACTTAATTCATACTATACTGAAGAAATAAGTGGTAGTGACGAGAAAGGATACCTAATCACAAAGAAGATATTAACTGATTTTATTGGAGGTTATAATTCAGCCTACCCAGATAAGAGTAAGATTTATCCAGAACTTATCGATAGACTTGGTGAGGTTTGGGATAATCTTGGCAAGTATGATACATTGTCAGGACTTGTATATATGATTTATGACATCAATCTTGGATCAGCCCAGGGTGCATTATAAAGGGTAATTAATCAAAGCCCGCACTCCGCCTAGTAGTACATTAATTTGTATTGCTAGGCTTTCTTTTCCTTATTAGTGAGAAAATAAAGTAGAGATTATGCATTTTTCAGTATTAGTAGTAGGGAAAGATAAAGATGATATAACTGAACAGCTAGAGTATTATAGTGAAGGTAGAGATGTAGAGCCTTACTTGAGTATTCCGTTTGATGATATAGTGGACGAAGTAATGGATAAGTATGAGTCAGAATACAAAGCCCTCATAGAAAAAACAAAAAGTGATCCCGACTATGAACCTCCTTTATATCAGAAGGAAGATCTAGAGCGTTTTCTCGAGGTAGATTTCACAGCACCAGAGGAAGAGGTAAGGGAGAAACTGTATGAACTATTCGCAGAGGATTGGGGAGATGATATTCGCCCTGATGGAATATATAGTAGCTTTAATCCAGAGGGTCAGTGGGATTGGTATCAACTGGGTGGAAGATTTACAGGAATGTTACTACTCTCAGACTTTGCAAAACCGCTCGAAGAGTTTACATATCTGACTTCTTATTATTCAGAAAGATATAAGTATGACTTGAATAGTAGGAATAGGGCGGATTTTGCAAGATTAGAAGATGTAGTAAATATCAGAGACTTACTAACAAAGGGTGTTCATAGTCTGCTCTGCCCTAGTATTGGTTGGGTAGACTTAGATGGTAAGAGTGAGGATGATCTTGACTTTTACTATAAGAAGATACAAGATATTAATGGTGTTGTGGCAATTATTGACTGTCACGTATAGAATATAAGATTATGAAAGTAGTAGTAATAGCAAAAGGTGAGAGTGAAAATTTTGAAGGAACTTTGAAGGTTTACATCAGACTTCCAAGATTTTTTATACCAAAGAAGATGGCTGATGTCTTGTTTAATAGTTACTGGAAGCCTAATATACCTGTTAAAGTAATGAAGCTTATACTTGACCCGGAGGGATTCTTTAAGAAATATAAGGAGTCAGAATTAGATACAGAGATTGATCCTTACTTAGAGATTTATGATAACAGATATAATAAACTAGAGAAAGTACTCACACCTAAGATGGTTCGTAGTATAATACTTAATGAGATTACTGACGAAGACTTGACTCCTACACAGTATTATTCTATTATTGATCCTATGGTCTTGGCAGGCCTTAAGTGTGATGAATATGCCAAAGTTAGTACATTTGATTCGGACATAACAATTGAGGATTTCTTAGAAAGTAGGGACAATCACCTCGGAAGTAAGAAGATTTTGAAGGAAATTATGAAATTATCCTCTCAAAATGAACAAAAAAGTGAGTAGGTCCGCTTAATTCCTTTATAAGTGAGTAGGAACTGTCTTACTCATGATATAGATTTTTTAATATAAATTTCAAACAAAAAGAATGAAAGCTTACAATTTTAACATCTTGGTTGAGAAAGTAAAGAAAGAGGTTGCTGAGCAGAAGATTGGCAATTTCGTAATTACAGGAGAAAAAGATGAAGATTTTGACACATGTAAGGTGATCAGTGTTGGTGGTAAGGTAGTAGATATTGCAGAAGGTGATACACTACTGATTAGACCAAACGCAGGTTATAATGTGAAAATTGATGATTCAGAGTACACAGTTATTATTGACTCTGATGTATTAGTAATTCTTTAATCAAATTAATTAAAAACAGAAATGGAAGACAAAGTAGTAAAGACAGGACACGACACACAGGCAAAGATTATTGAGGGTGTTAGTAAGGCAGTAAGTGCAATTAAATCAACTCTCGGCCCTAGTGGTAAGTGTGTTGCTATTAACTTGAATGGTTTTACAACTGAAATTACTCGTGACGGTGCAACTGTTGCTAAGAATATTCAGTTTAAGGATCAGGAAATGAATATGGGTGCAGAGCTAGTAAAGAAAGCTGCATCTGCCACTGAGGAGGTAGCAGGTGATAGCACTAGTACTACATCTATTTTGATTGAAGAGTTCTGTAAGCGTGGACAGAGAGCGATCAATAGTGGTGCAAATGTCAATGAGGTAAAGCTTGGTATGTTGAAGGCCCGTGCAAAGGTTGAGCAGTATATCAAGGAAAACGCTATCTTAGTTGACGGTGATATGGAGAAAATCCGTAAGGTAGCCACAATCTCTGCAAACAATGATCCAGAGGTAGGTGACTTGGTTGTGAAGGGTCTTAGTGAGGTAGGACTTAATGGACTAGTTACTGCCGATCTTGCTAGTGGTCTTGATACAGTAATTGAGACAACAGCTGGTATGAAGATTGAGCGTGGTTGGTCTAGTCCTAACTTCGTAACAAATCCTGAAGACGGTACATGTGTGATGGAGAATCCTTATGTACTTGTGGCGAGTGAGCATATCGGAAGCATTAAGCAGATGGTAGACTTCATTCAGGACTACGATCAGAATAGTCAGGGTCGTCCACTTCTTATGATCGTTGATGAAATTGATGATAATGCAAATATGATGCTTGCTATCAATGTAATGCGTGGTGCTATTCGTTGTTGTGTAGTTAAGGGTATCGATTTTGGTGACTCAAGACGAAACATTATGGAAGATGTATCAGTTGCAGTAGGTGGTATTCATATTTGCCCTGAGAATAATATTACCATGACTCAGGCTAATATCTCAGTACTCGGTCAGGCTAAGAAAGTAGTAGTAACAAAGGATTCATGCGTTATCTATGAAGGTATGGGTGATCCAGAGGAAGTTAAGAATAGGGCTGAGATCTTAAAGGCTAGACTTGCAGATCCTAAAACATCAGACTACGAAAAGACTAAGTTTGAGAAGAGACTTGCTAACTTGACTGGTGGTATTGCTATTATCAAGGCAGGTGGTGCAAGTGAGGCTGAGAAGGCGAATAGAAAGGCAACAATTGAGGATAGTATTTTGGCTGCTAAGAGTGCAATTGAAGAAGGTTGTGTTCCTGGTGGTGGTTATACATTCTTGAGGGCTGCTATGTCTCTGACCAAGGATAAGAAGTTCTGGAAGGAGCTTACTGAGGATGAGGCTGAGGGTGCTAAGATTGTTGTTAATTCACTTCCTATCATCATGCACACTATCGCAGAAAATAGCGGTGTTAGTGGTGATGTAATCGTTAAGGAGGCTAAGTCATTGAAGTCTGGTTTTGGTTATAATGCTAAGACTGGTAAGGTTGTCGACTTGGTAGAGGACGGCATCTTAGATTCAGCAAAGTCTCTCCGTGTATCATTAGAGAATAGTATATCAGCTGCTAGTATGATCTTGCTTGTTGATTGTACTATTACTGATGACTTGAGTGGTAAGGATGGAGCTGAGCCTGCAACTAAGAGTATGATGATGTAGTAGACTTGCAATTTGTTCATATAGGGTACTGTGCTTGAGATTTTAGGTGCAGTACCCGAAATTTTGAACTAACATTGACAATACTGCATAAGAGAGCTCCTAGATGCCTAAAATGTGAGGATAAAATAAAAATAAAATCAATGGAAGGTATAGAAGACGAGAACGAAAAATACGGAAATCTAAACCTAAGTGATTTTGGAAAATTGGTAAAGAGTGGTGACTTAGAAGATGAGAGTGATGACTATAAATGGAAAACTCTCCTAACACTAACTATGATGCCAAAACCTTTCGGGATGACTTGGAAGAGAGATAAGATGATAGAATTCTTAAAGAGTAGGGGTTATAGTATCGTAAAGAGATTTGACCTTGACACTGATGAGGAGTTTGAAGTTGCTGTGAAGTCTGGTACTGATTTTGTGCCGGATACTAGGAACATAGTAGAAACTTTCGCAGAGGAGATGCAGAGTTTTATCATTGAGTGGTCAACAAGTTTTAGTAAGGATAAGAAATAATGGAAGTAAAGGACTCTGTACTAGCAAAGTGGTCTATCTTGATTAATGCATGTAAATCTTATTACATAGATTCACAACCAACAGGATTAAGTGATTCTGATTATGACGGGATGGAACAGAGAGCAATTGATGAGGATGGTTTTTTCGTAAGAGACTATGTATTTGACACGTACTTGAAGGGTGTTAAGACAAAGAACTCATATATAGAAAAGATCAAAAAATTCAAAGCACCTAAGTCAATGTTAGATGCTATTAAGAAGTCAATTGTAGAACTAGGGACTGATAAAATCTATCTGGACTTGAAATATGATGGTTCTAGTATAGCTGTTTATATCGATCCCACTAACGGAGTTCCAAAAAGAGTAGTGACAGTCGGGAATGCAAATATTAACGATTGGGGTGTAGATCAGACAGCTAAGTTGTTTAATTTCTTACCTCAACGTTTTCCAAGAGGTATTGTTGCTATACAGTGTGAAGCTCTTATTGATATTGCAAGATTAGATAAGAGTATTGATCCAGAAAAAGCAAGACAGAAAGCGAATGGTCTTATTAACTCTAAGTACTGTGATCAAGAAGTATCGGAACTACTAACCTTAAGAGCATATAGGTATTATACTGATGACTCTGAGGAAGGTAAGAAAGTAAGGGAATCTGATTATAGGGACGTCTTACAGAGTTTTGATACAGTTAGGTCTCAGCAGGATAATCACATCTTATTTAGCCCTGCACAAGTTTGGACATTACCTGAATTAGAGGGTATTCCAGGTTTTTGTGAGAGCGATAGGACAGTTACTGATACAGGTACTTTCTTAAATGATGGATGGGTGCTTTATAATGAGCATGGTATCTGTCAGAGAGCTATTAAGTATGCAGGAGCTGGTAGTGGTACTGAGGCAATAAAGACCAGAGTTAGAAGCATAATCTGGAATGATCAGACTTGCAAGGGAAAGGATAGTTGGAGTGCTAATGTAGAAGTAGAGCCAGTACAAGTAAAAGGCTGTACTATCAAGAAACCAAGTGCAGGAAGTGTTAGTAAGTTAATAAAGAACAACATAACACCAGGCGCAGAGGTTGGTATTATCTTAGCAAACAGTACTATTCCTATGGTTGGTAATGTATTTAAGCCAGGTAACGGTGATTATATGTGGCCTTCTTGTAAGTGTGGTTATAAGTTAGGTGCTAAAGATATCTATGGTAGTCTATTGAAGTGTGGAAATCCTAGGTGCAGTGAAAGACTTGGAAGAATGAAAAAAGTCTTGGCAGGTACAAACTCACCAAAGGATCTTGACCTGAACAAACTATTAGTAATTGATAGGTTCAGGTGGGAGAATACACAAGTTTCAGTAGATAAGCTAGTAGAGTTAGCAGTGAGTGATGATAGTAAAGCTTATTATGATTACTTACGTGGATTCTTAAAAACAGACCTTCAGATTAGGAACTTAGATCTTGTTTGGTTGGCAAGTTTCAAAGCAATACAAGAACATGTTAGAGGAAAGCAGTAGTAGTTTTATAAAGACTATCAACGATACTGACTATACACAGACAGTTCAATATGTATATCTCAAGCTGATAGACAAGTATAGGAACATTGCAAGAATCTCAGATATATTTACACTTCTTAGAGAGGCGTTTGATATTGATGAGTGGATTGCATTGGACCCTAATATCTTACAAAATGGAAACCTGGAATCTTACTTAATTGATGAACAGATTGAGTGGATGAATAATAAGCCAGTGGATTTTGATGATATCTACCAGGCATTACTTAAGGCAGGTGATTTTGTAGGGAGTGAAAGGAAGAAGTTTGAACAAGGAAATGTAAGAGAGCGATTATGGGCTATCTTCCTTGTTATTACGAAGCCAGATTTAAATTTAAAATATAATTCTTAATTATAAAAAGATGATAGAAGTTAATTTGTATGCAATTCCTGCTAAGGATGCAGGAGCAACAGTAGGTCGTTGTATTGACCGTACACGTTATGACATGGATGTTATGAAGGTTAGTGTCATGGAATTCGTTAAGGGTTTCTTGAAGACTAATATTCCTAACTTCGATGCATCAGTGAACAATCCTGACATTATTAGCTTAATCAATAGTGACGATACGCTCACTACGAAGGATTTTGCTTGTATTAACTATTACCTCATTAAGTCAGGTTATATGGTTGCAATTCAGAATGTAACCGAAGATGAGGAAAATCCATTGTCTATTCCAGCTGAGATGATTGAGTGGAATATCATGGATTACAATTTCATGCAAAATGGATACCCAACTACTACTAAGATTGTACAGTCTGGTGGTACTGATGTAGTATCTGTGCTTGATAATATCGCTAACAATACTGGCTTGTTCCGTGAGGATAAGTTTGGTGGTATTAAGAACCCACTTAAGGAGTTAGTAGATACGATTAAGAAGATCAAAGAGGTTAAGGGTAGTATCGAACCAGGCCCAGTAACGAAGGCTTATGAGGTACTTGATAATCTTGGCATTAAGGTATTCTGCGCAGTTAGTGAAGATTAATAAAGGATAGGTATGACGACACTACAGGATGACTTAATTGAAATCTATAATAACCTAATAGTTTTCAATAAAGATACACTTGTAAATAGTAATCCACTACCTATCACTGTAAAATTTGAGAAGGAGTCCAATTCCCTATTATTTGAACAACTTGGTAATTCAGTTAGGATTGGACTTCCTGTTTATTACTCGCTTGGCCTTGATAGTATTAAGTTAACATATCTCCTACCAAAAGACTATGACTATCTGATGTATAATCTTAGTAGTCTTATATCAAGTGGTAGGTTACTTGATGATCGTATATGTTTGAGTCCAGAGAATTATGGATTTGATGTGTATGGTGTTAACTTAAAGGAATTCTGGAAAGGCCCTGAGATTCTAGGCACTGTTAGATTTGTGTCTAGTAATTCTTGGTTATTTAGGTTCATAACAAAAAGAAAATATAAGCTATGATTCAAGTAATTGTAGAGAATGTATCTATTACTGGTATTAAACTTCCAGAGTACAAACATCCTGGTGATAGTGGTATGGATGTAAGGGCCGACATTGAAGAGCCCGTTACACTCAAGCCATTAGAGCGTAGGTTGATAAGTACCGGATTGAAGTTTAAAGTACCAGAGAACATAGAAATTCAGGTTAGACCTAGAAGCGGCCTTGCACTAAAGAAGGGAATAACAGTACTAAACACGCCAGGTACAGTAGATGAATCGTATGAAGGTGTAGTAGGTGTTATCTTGATTAACTTAAGTGCAGAGGATGTAGTAATAAATCCAGGTGATAGAATAGCACAGTTAGTTTTTGCAAGAGTAGAAAAAGCAGAGTTAAACTTAGTTGCCAAGATCTCAGAGAGTACAGAGAGAGGTAGTGGTGGCTTTGGTAGCTCAGGTATTAATTAAAAAAAAATAAAAAGTTATGGAATCAAATGAGAAATTAACAATGTGTAGTATTGAAAGAAGAGAACAATTAATCGTAGGTTGGAAAAATGCAGATGAGGTAGCAGCTAGTGTGTGGAGTAGTATTCACAGCAAACTAGTTGAAGGTACTCTCGTGTTTGCCTATAAGTCTACCAATGATAAAATTGACTTAGTTCAGTTAGTAGTAGTTAGAAATCTTAGGAGGGATGCATTTGGTAACCCTACTGGTTTGGATAATAGCTATGCAGTTGGTATGGTAACAAAGGGATTCACAATGCTTCTTCCTAATGTACCTCTTACTTATGTTGAGAATGATGTAATTAACGACATGAAGAAGTACAAACTAGAAAAAGACTTAATGGATCTCTATAAGCAGGTTATTAAAAATTTTGAAGAGAAGTATGGCAGTAAGTAAGCAAAAAAGACCTAGAGTATTAGCAATCGATCTTGGTTATTCATCAGTTAAGATTTCTTTTATTGATGATAATGGAAGTTTGGTAAATTATAAGATGATTTCTGCAATTTCCGAACTCCCAGAGGCACCACTTGAGATCGATAATGATACAGTATTTAAGCTAAACGAAAAATGGTATGTAATTGGCCCTAACTCACTTAAGCTTGATAGAAATTATCGACTTAAGCTAGAGACATACGAGCAGATGAAGGCAATCTATCCAGTTGTGATTAGTTACTTTCTCAGCAAGTATTCAGATATTAAGTGGGACAAGGTAGCAATTGGATTATCTATGGCATTTAGTGATAAAGCAGATGACCTATTAAAGTTTCTGTATGAGTCACTCTTGATTAGTCCAGATACCAACTTCTTTGTATGCTTACCACAGGGTCTTGCATGTAAAGCGGCTTTTGCTAAGTACGGTCAGAATGTAAAAGATAGCAATATTCATACAACAGATAATAAGCTAGATTCATATGTAATCTGCGATGGTGGTTATCTGAGTATTGATATTTGCGCAGTGATTGATCAAAAATCTGCAGCTGGTGCAACTATTGGAATTCCGGATACAGGAGTTATCTGTATTTCTAGGGACGTCGCAGAATATATCTATAAGACGTACGAATATAGAATTTCAACAAAGGAAGCACAGACGGTAGTGGATTCAGGTATCTTAACAAGGAGAGGAAAGGTAATTGACTTATCTGATGTAGTAGATAAGTATACAAGAATTTACCTAGCTAATGTACTTAACTTATTGGAAGAAAAATACTCATCACAATTAGATGCAAGTAATGGACTTCTGATAGTAGGTGGATTATCTCACTTCTTCGCTAAGTACTTGAATGATGAGCAGTTTATCAAGGAAGTAGAAAAGCACTTCCCAGTTAGCTTCATCCACGTACCAACAGATTACGGTGAGTACTATAATTCAATCAGCTATATGTTAATTGCAGAAAAGCTGATGGGTTATGTAGAATAAAAAAAGAGATAGAGGGATTATGAATTAGTATAATCTCTCTATTTTATTTTAGTAATTAATATGACAAGTAAGACAATTAAAGGTCAGGCATGGATTATGGGAAATAAACTATTGCAGGACCAAACGTTAATCTTATCTAATGGTGAAACAAGCAATAATACAGTAGCGCTAGTAGATGATATCTGGAAGGACTTGACTAGTGATAATGGAACTTATAAATATAATGGTAAGTCTTATTTCTATTGGACCTATAAGATGACATCAATGGAGGACGATAGTGTTGAAGTAGAAGTAATGATAGAGTGCCCTAGACCTAAAGATGGTTTGTGGGGTGATGGTCCATTTGATCAAGAACTAGCCACTGCAAAGGGTGATTGGGCTAAGTACTGGTTGAAGAAATTTAAAACTGCTTATGATAATGCAGTAAATTCTCAGACAATTCAACCAAAAGAGATCCTATTCCCAGGCACTCAATATGTAACACCAACAGGAGACCTTAAAGAGGTAGAGGAGAAAAGAATACAGAGGGATGACTTAGGAGATATAGAGAACCTCCTCAGTGCTTTTTAAAATAACCCTAACTATGCTGAAAATCTATATAGGAAGACAGAAAAATTAACTGAGGTATAGTTAGGGTTATCAGATTGACGAAAAAGAAATAGTAGAACAATTAAGTCTACTATTAATTTTTTTATTTTTCTCTGCCTAGCTCCCTCTCAATAAAATCTTTAGCGAGGGGACCAACATTGCAGTATTTCTCTAAGTCCTTGAAATTCTCATCCAGTTCTTCTTGTGATGCTGTCTTTAAGAAGTGTTCAAGGTTTTCAATTAACTTACTCATACTCGAAACTCTTTAACTGTTTTATTATGGTTTCTCTTTCTCTCCTCTTCTAGTTCAAGGAGTGACTGGTTTGATAGTCTGATGGAGTCGATTATTCTATTCATCGTTTCCATTGCTTCCTCCTGATTCTTATAGGTCTGTTTGATATAAAAACAGTCTGTCCTATTAGATCCAGGAAACTTTACAATGAACTCACCAGACACATCATCGCATAAGTGGTATAGTGGCAACCAAATACCAATTATGTTTCTTCCGTACAGTGTAAATAGCCCACTTACATCATCCTTAACAACCTTAAACCTTTTCATATCTGACAGGGTTGTTATGTGCATGATGAAATATAATAATGCAAGTACCGCAACTATGATAAAAAATACTTTCATACTTTTATTCTCTTTACTATTTTTAACTTACTACTCTTTTTCTTAACCTTACCTCTCTTGATTATCTCTACAATGTCGTCTATATTCTTTTGTGCCTCACTTTCTCTTCGGTAGGATTTCATAACTAGGACATTGTCATCGTAAGATTTCAAGACTAGATATCCATTACACATATTGTATAGTAATCTCCAGAACCCTAACTTGTTCTTAGCCATCACTACAAAAGCGCCATCTAATCTTCTACAAATTCTAAAATCCTTCAAGTTAGGCGTCTTGTATAACCTGTTTAAGATAGTAGGTATTACAATGAAAACTGCTATGAAAATACAAGCTAACGTAAGACCTGATAAGATTGCAGCTAGTACATCAATAAACGTCATACTTTATAATCCTTTATTATTCTCTTATTATCACCTTTCTTGCACTGATTAGATTCTCTCAGTTTTGCCATCATATCATCTAACACTTTAACAGCTTCCTCCTGAGTGTCATAGCTTTCTTCTATCCTAATCTCGTCAACCTTTTTAGTTCCCTTCTGATTAATAACTAGAATGCTATCATCACGTTCACTCTTCTTCAGCGCATTAAATAGAGGAATCCACTTACCTAGATAATTTTTGCAGTATATCGCAAACTTATTATCTGTTGTTATTTCCACTATCCTGAAGTCTTTTCCGTTTGGTTCAAAAGCTGCCGTTACTGTACCTACTACAAGTACAATAAGAAGTGCAACTATTAATAATGAACCAAATATTACAAATGCTTTCATGCTTTAAATGTTTTTATAATTGTTCTCTTACTCTCTTTTGATTTTCTTACTGCATTCAATAATCTATCAATCGTTAGGCGTGCATCATACGAGTCTCTATAGCAAGATAGGACCTGTATCTTGTCTATTACATCACCTGCACAATTGTATATCTTGATGTTACCAATATTATCTGTACAATCAAATAGATTATTTCTCCACTTACCATACATGTTGGTATAGCTAATGATATACTTCTCTTCGCATACCTTAGTTAACCTGAGTTCCCTAAAGTTTGGAGCATCTATTAGGTCAATAAGATATACTACCAAAAATGCGAACGACAATGTAACACCAATGCACACAGCAATAATTCCTAATAATTCAATTCCAGTTAAATTTTCCATACTTTTTCCATTATATTATCAACATTCTTAATTCTAGCTTCGTAGATTCTTTCGTTAACTTCATCCACTATCAGTTCTCTATCTAATCTAGAGAACTCTTCACCGATACTATTTAGGATATTATTAAAACTATCACTATCTAGCAAGTTGATAAGAAGCTCTTTATTACCTTGCTTTACTCTATCTGCAGAATTTATAAAGAACTTTCGCACATCTTCCCTACTCATCATAGGCCTGAGATACTCTATTGCATCTTTTATAGTATCCTCTGTGTTATCATTCTCAACAGATACCCTTTGATAGATGCCGAACAAACACTCTGCAAAGATTAATAGTTTCTGTCTTTTACCAATATCCATACTATATTTTATCTACAATATCGTTAATAGTTCTAACATTATCTTCGTACTCCAGGGTTAAGACTTTGTTAACTACATCGTCTTTCTCACCCTGTCCAGAGATACTATACTTCTCTATAATTCCATTTTCGCCTAGGTATTCTGAGAAGTAGTCTTTTACGTCTTTATCAAATAGCATTTCCTTTACAGTCTCATGCAATCTGTTCCTAAACGACTCTTTTCCTACAATCCCAAGAATATTCCTATTAGAGTCAACTAATCTCTCCAACAGTGAACCTCTAGTGCTGAATAATGTTTTCTTACACTCTTCATAAATTTCTTTTATTTTCT